ATAATGAATAATCAGTGATAGGTTTTGTATCACCATTATTATATATAATTATTGATAAACCACTGAATAATTTTACTCCATATTGATCAAATAAAAAGTAATTACATTTTTTGTGGTAACTTAAACTTACTATTTGGCCTAAATTAATTTCTGTAATTAATACAAAAATTACATAAGTTAATATATTATTGTATTTAATTTTCTTATATTGATCAATATCTTTACTAGATGTTATAAATATTTCATCATTTAAATTGAATATAAATAAATTTGTAAATGATTTATTGATTCCAAATTTTTTAGATTTAGCTAATCTTTCCTCAGTGTTTTTCTTTAAAGTTTTATTATTTATTAAAATTAAATCAATAATTTCTCGAATCATCATTTTTCTTCTTATTTTAATAGTGTAACCACTACCCACATAATAATTTAAATTGGATATATAACAAATCTTTTCAATTATTTTATCAATATTTTTTATTGATTTTTGATATTTTTCATATTCAGGGATTTCTTCTAATGGTACATCTAGAGCAATACTAGTTGTAATAAAAGTATTACTAGATTTATCAAATGATCCTTCATAAACAAATTTCTTTATACTTACCATTTCACCACAACTTTTACAAATATAATCTCCATCTTCATTTTCTTTAATATATTTTTTTACAAAATCAAAAACAGCTTGATTAAAATCATTTAATTTTTTTCTATTCATTTTCATTATACTATCCCAAGTAATATAATGCTGACATATTGTTAATTCTTTTTTGAAACCATCAATCTTTTCTAATTTTTCATTTCCATCCAAGTTAATTATATTTTTTTCAGGTTTTTTATTATCAATTTCGGGTAATTTAATTAAATTACTATTTGATCCTGGTATCAAATCTTCCAATTCATCATATTCTTCTTTAGTTTTTATAAGATTATTATCAACAAAACTATTTAAAATATTAAAATAAATATCATCATGTCTTAAGATATCCAAAAATTTAAATGAATATTTATCTACTAGTTTTTTGAAAACATCTATATGTTCAATTTTGTTTTTATCTAAATCGCTAATAATTTTATTTGATATTATCATCAATATTTTATCATACAATTCTGATAATAGAATCATAATATTTTGTTGTTTATTTAATGAATTAAGATTTTCATATTGATTTTTTTTAATTATATCATTTTTACTATCAAACAACCAATAATAAATATTATTGGATTTAGTATTGAACATTTGACTATCTAAAATTTTAGAAAAAGCTTTTAATCCGTTTTTTGTCTTTAAAACATCTCTTACATTTTGTAAAGACATTTGTTTAGCACATTGTAGAAAATTATTAGATTTTCTAAATGCTACACCTACCATATTTATATTCATTTCTTTACTAGCAACTCTATATTGTAAATTTCTTTTATCTGTTTTATCTTGAAAATTACTATATCTAATAGCATCAATTGTTTTATCCACACGAAATTTAAACCCATCTTTACTTAAGTCTTTAAAATCTTGATATGCATAATTTCTAAAACTTAATAAATCCATTAAAAAATCATTTTCTGTTGTTTTACTGCCTGAATTTTCTAATTTTTTTATTAATTTAACTTCTTCCATATCATTATATAAAACAGCATTTCGATAAAGTAAAGGATTATAAAATAATTTTTGTGTTTCAAATTTTAATTTACTATTAGTTTGAACTGTACTTGAATAATAATTTTTAACATTATTTATTTTAGTAACAATGTATTTTATTTTTGTATTATCTCTATCTCTTCTTTTATCAGAATCACCTGTATCATATCTTTCTGTATCTTTATGAAATCTTAAAAAATCTTCAGTAATAGGTATTACAATTTTATTATTTAATAAATTTGAAATTTTTTCATCTGTTGTTATAATTTTATTTTTTTTTTCAATATCTGATTCAACAATAAAATCATATATTTCATCAACTAAACCCATTCTTCTTTCATCTATACTAAATAATTTTTCAATTGAATTATAATCTAATTTCTGATCTTTTTTTGATACCATAATATCTATGTAAATATATTCACCATCTTCTTTTTCTTTTTGATTTAATATCTCATATACATCTTTTTTTTCATAATTAATATATAATTCTCTAAATATAATTGTCTTAATTATATTATGCATATTATCTTTAATCATAAAATGATCAACTACAAAATCTTGACCAACAGAATTAAAAAATTTGATTGTTTTTTCATATATTATTGGATTATTGGAAACAATTATTTTAATTTTGTCAATACTTTTCATTGAGACTAAAGTTAATATGTTTTTTATTAAAGTATAGAAATTAATTATAATTGCATTATTTTCACTATTAAAAAAATTATTAATCTGAATTTCAGAATTCTTTTGATTTTTACTACATTCTATAATATTTGTAACATATAATTCTCTTTTATTTTCGTAAAAGTAAGCAATAGTCATATAAATGTAATAAGCTATATATCTTTTAAGAATTTCTAAAATTTGATTAACATTTATTTTGTTTGAAACAAAAGATTCTATTTTTTTGACGTCTATTTTTTTTGTGTATGTATCCAATAATTTATTTATTTGATTTTGATATTTAACAAAATTATAATCTTTTTTTATGTCATTAAAAAGTTGATTTTTTTTAAAAGTTAAATAAAAATCATCTAATGTATTATCTATTAATTCATCAATTTTATTAATATACATTTTATATGTATTAATATATATTAATAAAGAATTTTAATTTTATATTTTAATTTAATTTAAGTTTTCATTTACGAACTCTAAAATGTTATCAATATTTCTTTCTTTATTAAATTCAATTAGTTTTTGGTCTTTTTCTAACATTAATGTAGGAAAACCTTCTACATTGTATTTTTGCATTTCACTTTCGTTTGAATCTGCATCATATGTTATAAAATTAACATTACTTATATTTTTTTGTAAAGATTCCCATGTAGGTTTGAAATTTTGACAATGACCGCACCATTCAGCTTTAAATAAAATTAAATTAGCTTTATTGTCACTACCACCTGTTTGTGTTTGATTTTGTCTGTTTTTAAGATCCAAATATTTTTTTTTATATTTTAAATATTTTAATTTGTAATTATCCATATAATCTTAATTAATATTTTATTTTTAAAAAATTGAAAAACAAATTATCAATCATTATAATTTAATATCATTTATTAAAAAAATCAAATGAATTGTTTAAATTGTAATATTCCTATAAAAGGAGTATTTTTATCTTATCATCTTATACAGATAATAATATTAATTTCATCATTTATATTATCAAATGATTCAGATGATAATATAAATTTGACAAGTTTTACTTTTAATATTATTTCAACAGTTTTACAAATAATTTTATGTAAAGATATACTTATTGGTATTTCTTTTGTTGTTGAATTTTTTTTAGGTTTAATATGTCTTATTAATTTTCAAAATGTAAATTTATTTCATAAAATAATAAACATTTTAAATCTAATACCTTGTTTATCAATATGGTTATTTATTAGTGGAGTTTATATTTATTTCGCAATGTTAAAAACACAAGAAGCTAAAAAGATATATAATCAAAACAAAAATAAAATCAAATTTAAAATTTTAGAAAAAGAATATCAATGCTCAATATGTTTTGATAATATTAATAAAAATGGCTACACAATATGTAATAATTCTCATTATTTTCATAAAGAATGTATATCAAAATGGGTAGAATATAAATATGATGCTAAATGTCCTTATTGTAGAGAATGATATCATTTTTTAAATTTTTAAATAATTTATTTATTAGATCACAATTTTTGTGATCATAAAAAGGATTAAATTTAATTTTATCATTCAATATATCATTTTTTAAATTATCTAAAGATTTTAAATATTTTCCAGTATTAACTTTGTATAAATCATTAAATTGACAACACTTATGAAAAATATCTGATTTAACTTTAAAACTAAATTTAAAATAAATTTTATTTTGAATTATAGCAATAAAATGTTTATCAATTTCTGCTAAAGTTTTATCTCCGTTAGATCTAGGTATAAATAGATTTTCTTCAATATTTAATGGAGTATTTAAGACAATTAATTTTTGAAATTCAATGGATTCATCTAAATAATATTTAGATGCATTTAAATAACATTGATAATCTTTACAATGAACAATAATTCTTTTGGGACATATATCTTGATAATAAATTAAATTACACATTTTATTTCCATTTTTTCCACAAACCATACATTCATTAATATTAATAAATGTTCTAGCAGAATAGATTTTATTTTCTTTTGGTAATTTCTTTTTTATATATAATTTTATGGTTTTATTAAATGATTTATTAATTTTTTTTAATTGCAAATAATCATTAATGTTATATTTATTATTTTTTATTATCTGACTAATCAAATCTGTGTTATTTAAAACTGAAATAACACTATTATATTTCATATCTATGTTTTTAATATTATCCAATGTTTATGTAATAAAATTGAAATTTTATTATTATATAGGTTTAAATCACTTAAGTTATTTAAAAAAAATGATATCAAAATTTTTAACAATAAGAAATAATAAGTTTGAAGATGAATTTAGATTACCTGATTTTTTCTCAGTTAGTTTTGAATTAGATGATTTTCAAAAATACGCATTAGATTGTATTAACAGAAATGAAGATGTTTTGGTAACAGCTCATACTGGTTCAGGTAAAACTGTTCCTGCAGAATATGCAATTGCTAAAGCATTAGACAATGGAAAATATGTAATTTATACAGCACCAATTAAAACTTTATCAAATCAAAAATACAAAGATTTTGGGGAAAAATTTGGAAAAGAAAATGTTGGTATTTTAACAGGAGATATTAAAAATAATATTGATGCCCCATGTTTAATTATGACAACTGAAATTTTAAGAAATATTTTATATAGGCAAAGTGTAAATTCAGATAAAGATAAATTTAAACCATTAGATATCAACATTGATATCAATAAAGTTGAATCAGTTATTTTTGATGAAGTTCATTACATTAATGATAGAGATAGAGGCAGTGTTTGGGAAGAATCTATAATTTTGTTAGATCCAAAAATTAATTTGATCATGTTATCAGCTACAATAGATGATGCTGATCAATTTGCATCATGGATTGGTGATATTAAACAAAAACCTATTAGTCTAATCTCTACAAAAAAGAGACCAGTGCCTTTACAACATTATTTATTTGTTAATGATGATAAATTATATAAAATAATAGATGACAAAAATAATTTTATAGATAATAATTATGATGAAGCTTATAATGTTTTTAAGAAAGCTGAAAAAAAATCCAGATACAATAGAGTTAATTCTAAAGATATGTTAATAAAATCAGTATCTTATCTATTAGAAAGAAATCAATTACCAGCTACATATTTTGTTTTAAATAGAAATAATTGTTCCAAATTTGCAAATATTTTACCACAAAATTTAATATCTGGTGAAGAATCAGCTAATTCTGTAAAATTGTTTGAAAAATATTTATTACAATATAGAGATAGATATGAGAAGACTGAACAATATAATGAAATTAAAAAATTATTAGCTAAAGGTATTGCTATTCATCATTCAGGTTTAATACCAGTTTTAAAAGAAGCAATTGAAATGATTTATTCACAAGGGTTAATTAAAGTACTTTTTGCTACAGAAACATTTGCTGCTGGAGTAAATATGCCTACTAAAACAGTTGTTTTTACTCAATTGACTAAATATGATGGAAAAAACAGAATTTTTAATACAGATGAATATAAACAAATGGCAGGTAGAGCTGGAAGAAGAGGACTAGATGAATATGGTACTGTTGTTCAGTTACCAATGTATGAAATTTTGGATAAAGAATCTGTAAAAAAAATGTCAATGGGTAAAACATCATCCATTAGATCTAAATATGATATAAATTATAAGTTAGTTTTGAAAATGTTATCAATATATTCAGATCATTCTGATAAAAATCTAATGATTAATAAAATATTAGAAATGGCAAATCAAAGCTATTTATGGAGACAAAATAATCAAAATGAAGAATCTGTTAATAAAAAGATTAATAAAGTTAAAGAAGAATATGATCAAATGAAATCTAATTTTGATGAATTTGAAATTGAAAATTTGGATAAATATCATGAAATTAAAACAACTTTAAATTCTGGTACCAAGTTTGGGATAAAAATGAATCATAAACAAATTAAAAATTTACAAAAAGATCTTAAAAAATTAGAAAATAGTTTTCCTAATATTTTAGAAAAATATCAAAAATATTATAAATCATTTAATGAAATTAAGGAAGAATA